CGTGCATATAGTGCAACTGTTACTGGTTTAGGGAATGCAATGATTCAACCAACACAATATTTTCAATTGGACAATGTACCGCTTTTTAATGGTGCGTACCTTATATTAAAAGTTGAACACGATATTGTACCAAATAAAATGAATACTTCATTTACTGGTACTAAAATCTTAAAATATCCAGTTCCAAGAGTAACAAGTCCAGCAGCTTCTATGGGATTTCAGGGTTCAAGTGTTTCTCAAGCACTAACAGATTTTGCTGAAGAAGGCACAGAAGCATCAATGATATCAAATGAAAGGCTTGAGGATTTAGATAGTGTTCTTGGTATAGACATATCTAATTATCAGGGCAATGTTAATTGGAGTCAAACTAAAGAATATGGTGTGGACTTTGCATTTATAAAAGTTACTGAAGGTACTTGGTTCTATGATGAAAATTCCTCGAATTACGACCTCAAGAAAAATATCAGGAATGCAGTAAATAATGGCGTGAAAATCGGGTATTATCATTTTGCACGCCCCGGTTCCTCTACCGACCCAGCAGCAGATGCAACAGCAGAAGCAAATTGGTTCTTGGAAAAGGTCGCTGAACTACCAAAACCAGATTTCCCTCTTGTATTGGATGTAGAAAACTTTATTGATAAAGCATACCCAACTAAAATGAAGCCAGTTGCTTGGACAAACAGAAAAGTAAGCATGCCAATATACATACAAACATTTATTAATGTATTGAAGGCTGGTGGGTATGACACAATCATATACTCATACGCTAACTTCTTAAATACAAATGGTGTGACTGATTTCAGTAAATATCCATTATGGTTGGCAAACTATCCTATATTAAAAAATGGAAGAAGTCCTGAAACAGTTTTACCAACACCACCTAAAGGTTGGAAAGCTAAATCAGATTCTCACATACCTTGGACTGCATGGCAGTTTACTTCTCAGGGTAAAGTTACTGGAATTAGTGGGAAGGTTGATATGAATATGATGAGGAAGGATTTCTTTAACAAATATACGTAAAACAAAAAAGGCATCTTTCGATGCCCTTTTTTATAGTAAGTCTCTTTTCAGTCCATGTAAACTAATGATGTCATCATCAACATTGGTTTTATTGTATTTCATTTCCTTTATTTTCTGAATTGCCTTTAGAATATTTTCTTTAACACTATCCTTATTAATTCCTTCTAATATTTGAAGGCTTTCGACTTTATAGCTTTCAAGAATCTCCTTTTTCTCTTTATCGTTTGATTTAATAAGTAATTGTAATAAGTTTTTATCGTCTTCATTGAGTTCAGCATATTTTTCGTTAAATTTCTCGACAGCTATTTCAATAATCTCTTCACCAACTTCATTTGTTTCAAGACTTTCAACTAAGACCTTCTTAGGTTCTTTCACATGATTTAAAACAATATTAAATGATTCATAGATATTATCAACATCAACCTTATCATAATCATTAAGAGATTCGGTTATAAGTGCGTCAATAGCATTATATAAATCAACCTTTTCTGTGTCATAATCTGCTTCAGTTATTCCACCAACAACATTCTCCATAAGAAAGTCGTTCATTTTCTGACGTTCGGCATCAATTTCCTCTATAGTATATACTTCAAACAACTTAATGTGATTGTCGATATAATCCTTTGCAAGCAACTCATTTTCAATGTGTTTATTTTCAATATTATTGAACACCTTGAATTCCAATTGCAATATTGGTGAGTTTTTCACAATACTGAGAAAGTCAGATGTTATATTTCTCGACTCTTCAAGTAAAGTGCCTTGAAAATATGACTCTTTCAATTTGTTTGAAACTACTAAATTAGCTATTCCAATATTAGTGTTTTTCATATGGGTTTATTCGATTTAATATAAATACTATTATTAATTGTAAATGTTTGCTACTTACCATATATAAATGTCATACGTACTTATTCAGTAATCTCCATTCCTTCAATATCCTCAAGACTAATATCTTCTGCCTCAGTAATTTTTGTCTGTGTATTGAAGCTTTCTGTAGTCTCCAGCAATGAATCAATTTCAGTAATCATATCTTGAGCATTTTTATTTAGCTTATCATTAGCCTCGTTATTCTCACTGATAATTTTCTTGTTCTTCTTCTCTTTTTTATGCTCTGGTTCTACACTATTACCAAAAACCATTCTTTCAACATGTAGACTAAATTCTTCTTCACTTAGTTTCGAATGTCGTTCTGCCAACGGTGGCATTTCACCACCACCTGCTGGTGCTCCCCCTAATTCTCCACCTAATGGTGGCATTCCACCACCTGCTGGTGCTCCACCCCCTAATGGTGGCATTCCACCTAATTCTCCACCTTCGGGTGGTGCTCCACCCATTTCAGTTCCACCGCTTGCCATTACCTCTTCTGGTGCGCCAAATCGCTTATCGATATCAGCAAATAAACCAGTTTTCTTAATACTAACAGGAGCATCTGCAAGTTCTTGCATAACAACCTTCTCCATTTTCTGTTGCTTGAGGTCATCAACAATCTCTCTGTCACTCATGTTGAATAACAGTCGTTTCGCCTTGGTATGTGACATTGCAGCAATACCACCTTCGCCACGAGTTAATTCAGCATATGATTGTGCTTTATCACGCAATAATTCGGATTTCAATAATTCCTGTTGTGTTGAAGGATTAGTAAGGGTTAATTCAAAACCACTTAAATCCTCACCACTATAACCCAATAAATATAGGTGAATCATCGCCATTTTATTGAGTTCCTGAACCATTGCTTGTTGAATACGATTTACTTTCTTAGAAAACCTGATATCATACTGTGCCATGTTTTTACCAGCACCTGCAGCATCTTGAAAGCTCAAGAATGGCTTTGGAATACCCAATCCAATGAACAGGTTGTCTCTAAGATATTCGATATCCTGAATTGCATCGAGATTTGATGCCCCGGGGAGCGTCTCCACGCCCGTTTGTGTGTTTGCGTTTCTTACTGGAAGGAAATAATCTTCATCATTTCCTAAAATATTAAATCTGTAGTCAATTTGACCGTCATTTGCGTGTACTTGCGCTGTTTTTTTGAACTTGGTCGCAACTTTATATACATATTCCTCAATATCTTCTTCATCAATGTTCCCAACATCAATTTTGAACACTTTTTTCTCACCAGCACGGATAATACGGTAAGTAAGCATAGCATCTTCAGCCATTACAAGCTGACGGAACACTCTTCTGACCTTATTTAAAACAGATGAACCATAAGGTAGATACTTATCATCACCAAGAAGCCTAAAGTGAGCGATTTCAAATACATTGAATTCATCTCCAGTCATCCTTTCCTTGAACTTGACGATTGGTTTACCGTTTTGTATTCTTTCGAACCTTTCAATTTCATAGTTAACCAATTGTTTTACGTGAGTAATACCTTTTTTACGTTCACCGTAAAGTAATACGAAATTATCACCATATTTTACCACATTTCTAACCCAGAAAGGCAAGTTAACATTCACGTTAACAATATCATAGAAGAATTCTTCTAACAGAGTCTTGATTCTTTCTTTATTGGAATAAATATTAAGCATTTTACCGTTTATTCCAATTGTAGTTGCTTCTTCCATGAATAAATCCAATGCGCTACTGATAATTGGGTAGTATTCCATACCCTCATAGTCGATATATGCGGGAAGTCTGGCTGCTTCATATTGAAGTGCTTTCTGAAAACCCCTATCGGTAGTCCTAAAGAATTTATTTTGTAGTTCTTTCTTCTGTTCAATTTCCAGACCTTTTCTGTGAATTTCTTCAGGGGTATTGCCTTTAATAACAATTTTAGCTTCCTTAGATGGTGTGCTTTGTGAGATAGATGGTTGTGCATCCTGAAATCCCATGCCATCAAGATTCAAAAGTTTATTAAGCTGTTGATATATTGTACCTCTTTTTTCTTGTTCAGCCATTTTTATAATTTATTATAGTTTTTTATAAATACTTTAATTTTTCGGAAAAGTTGATTTAACTATAAATACATTCTATCTTTTGTTTTTATCCTTAATTCCTTTAAATAACCAAGAGTTTGCTTGATACATCTCAGATGGATATGAGCTATGGTTAGGAATCATTGGTTTATTTTTGAAACCCTTGACTCTTTCCATATCGCTAATATCGTTCAGTGTAATAATTGAATTAAGTAATTTCTCAGTAATACCTTTACTTTGTTTATATCGAGCCATGTCAAAGTTTATCACATATAAACCAATAGACAATCCCATAATACTATCATCATGGAAGCTACGTTTATGGTCTGCAACACGGTTTCCAGCCACAGTAACAAACGTTTTCAATTCATTTAATAATCTTATTGACCTGATTATCACGTCTTCCATATGAATCGCTCTCTGCATCTCAAGAACAACTGATGCACGGTTGTTTCCAATGAAGAAACCGGGGATTAAATCCACGTTTATTACCGTACCATCAGGCATTACCTTCTGTCCCTTTTTAATGTAACCCTGTAATCTATCTCTTGTTGGTTTATGTGTTACCTCGGCATAATGAACATTTTCAAATCCAAACTCCAATAATTTTTCAATACTTTGAACCCCATAACCATTAGTTACATCAATAACAGTATAGGCATTATTATATCGTCTACCATATTGATATGCGATTTCTGCAAGTACTTGAGGCACAACTTTCCCATAATATTCAGCTACCTGCAATAATTTATGCTTCTTAATTTTAACTTTCTTAACCCTATCACCCTTTGTTATAATCTTTTCCTCAATTATCTCAGTATTCTTCAATATATTAATTGTTGAGTTGTCTTCTCCATGACCTGCTGAAGCATCTATCGTCATAATATAGTCTTCACCTACGATTGGGTCTTCCCATATCCACATATTTAAATCCATGTATTCCTGACGAATAGGTGTGGTTACTTCATGTTCTTGTATACGTAAAAGATATTCTTCTGCAATGAAGTTATCGCCAGAACCTAAGAAAGAACATAGAAGTTCTTGTGCGATTTTACGCATATCACCGTTGGCATCCCTTACCTGTTCCTCAAACCAAGGTGAACTGGCTTCCCAGCCATCATCCATCATTTGGATTCTGGTTTTATTATCCCAATTCTGGTCAACTAATTTCTTTTCGTTTTCCTTCCCTTTGTTTTTCAACCAAACCAAGTCTTTATTATATCTTGGGTCATTATACCACCAGAGTTCAACGGCTTTAAAGTTGTTTTCTTCTCTACGAGCACCATCAAATGTCTTGTAAAATACAGCATCAAGACCAGAAGGTGTTGAAACCATAATTGCAGCACCACCAGTCTGTAATGTTGGTTTAGCTGAAGTCCAGAACTTATCACTTTTTTCTGTCCATGCAGTTTCATCCCAGAATAACAAAGTTGGAGTATAACCACGAAGACCTCTCGATGAGAAAGCACCAAGACTTGAACCATTATCATATCGTTTTAGTTTCTGAGTATCTTTGAACTTATCGTTTGATTCTTTACCAGTTTTAGGTCTAAGCCACTCTGGACAGCTATCAATAAACATTACAACATCGTTCATTAATTCATCACGTGCGGTTTCGAGTTTATCTGCTACGATAGCAACACTACGATTCTGGTTAAACATTACGTACCATGCAATATACGCACAGGTCGTGGTTGATACACCAGCCTGACGATATTTATTGGCAACAACAAACCTATTGTTTAAATATGTGTCAACCAGTGTATTCTGAAAATCAAATAGTTTGAATGGTACAATCATACCTGCTATACCTTGTGTCTGGTCGAAAATAGTTAAATAGGTCTCAATGAAATATACGGGATTTGTGGCGCAACGAACGAATTCATATTCTTGTTCAGGAATATTTAATTCGCTGGCTTTCTTTGCAATACCATCCCTTGTTACAATAACTGGTTCAATTTTCCCTGATTTTTTACGAAGTTCTGCTGCTAATTTTCTAACAGCTTCCTTCTCTTTTTCCCTTTGCATATCATATGGCAGAATGGGAACGTGTTCAGGAAATTGCGAATCGTCATCAGGAATTATGTCTGGATTTTTTTTGACAGCCATTTATAAATATTTATAATAAATACTTATAAACCTAAAACAGCAAAGCACGATACGTATCTTGACGCACCGTGCTTCGATTTCCTTCTCCCAAATGGTGAGATGAACCCTATTTAAATCTTATTGAAGATGTTTCGATAAACTCATTATCCTTTAAAATGATTTTTCTACTATCCAATAAATCCTTAATTTGTTGTAATGTCATACCATAATGGAAAACCAATAGTGGTAGGTCATCATTGTTATCACCTTCGAATAGTTTCTCGTAATCACCAAACCCATTACCCTCAATTTGTCTTTCGGTTTCATATGCTAATGCATGTATTGTATGATAGCCATGCATGTACTCCCTATCAACTGCTTCATGTAAACAAAACAAATCAAACGAACTGGTTTTCAGATTCACAATTTTATTAACATATTCTTCGGTTGGTGGTAGTGCATTATCACAAGCAGGTGTAATGTCCCACATCCAACCCTCAATATCAATATTTTCTGGGTCAATCGAAAATACAAATTCATATAATCCCTCGTCTTTGGTATTATATCCAATCTTCAAAACATAAATCAGCTTTAATTTATTGTCATCGTAGTCCATAATGTAACTTTCCCATAAATACTGAAACATAAAAAAAGCCACTCGATGTGGCTTAGTTTTTATCTAATTGAAATCCAGTTTGTTTATGTA